GTCGCTACTAAAAATGCTATCGAGGGTGTCATCAACATCAACAAGAACACAGCTCGCAAATTGTCGAAGTGGAGTTCTAACCCCCGCCATGATAGGTGTGGGAATGTTGAGTCTGTGCTTTGAGATTGCGTCGTAGTATCTTTTGACATACTCCAGTCTATAAAACTTATCGTCGTCTTGGAAAAGTGTTGCAGCAACCAGAATATACATGAACTGAGGCGTCTCAAAGACTTCCCCAGTGCTACGATCCTGCACTAGATATTTATCCGCAACCTGACGAATGCCAGCATATGTAAACAAGAAGTCACGATCGTGATCAATATAAGTATTGAGTTTTTCCCACTCTTCCTCAGAATACTTACTTAGAATATCACTATCATAGACACCCAATTCTACACACTTTTTGACGTGCTCCAAAAGAGGAGGGTGTCCATCAGGGTGACCATTGTATACTGCTTTCCTAAGACCAAACAGAAGCAATCTAGCAGCAGCAAACTGATAGTTAGGTGCTTCCAGAGAAATAAGATCATTGGCAGAGCGAATGAGGATTTCCTGAATATCAGAGGTCTTGATACCATCAAAGAACTGAAGACCTGCGTTCATTTCTACCTGAGATTCCGAGACCCCTGCAAGACCATTGCAAGCGTGCTCGACCATAGCATGAACCTTGTCTAGGTTCAGAAGTTCTTTTTCACCGTTTCTTTTAATGACGTGAATTTCTTTCATACCTTTTTCCATTCGCTGAGTTTAATTGATGCCTCTAATCCTTCATAAGTGTTAAATTCTACCAGAGATTGTACGTCATGTCCAGCATTGAACATATCGTTTATGTCCTTTTCCTCAAGAGAACTTGGCCAGATGACGACCTCGTAACCCTTAGAAATTGCTTTCTCTATTCTTTTTACAATCTCTCGGTTTCGCTTTTCATTATCAAAAACGAATACGACCTCCTTTCCTTCTAGCATGTCCCAATCAATGTCGGCACCTGCCATGGCAATCGCGTTATCTATGTATAGACTATCGAAAGGTCCTTCTGTGACGTATACAGTCTTATTGAAATCTACACGATTTAGACCATACACTTTGCTGCGATTTTCATCCAACATGATGGTGATGTATCGCAACTTATCATCTACTTTCAAGGACCTTCCTTGAAATCCAAACCACTCTCCCTGTTGGTCAATGAAAGGAATAATAATTCTTGGGTGATCCTTTTTGACATCTTGGAACGTAGGTTTTTGAGTGTTGACCCAGGTACAAAAGTCTTCGACAAAGTAAAGTTCTGAGAAATACTTCTCGGGAATTCGACGACCTAATAGATACCCAAGTGCAAAGTGTTCTTTATTTAGTTCCGAACAACTTTGCAGTTCTCCCTTTTTCTTGAACTTGGGTTTCTCAAAGTTCATCTTAGGTTTAGGAACAAACGATCCCTTACCAGTAGTACCATTCTTATATCTCTCCATGAGATATTCATCATAGAGATCGGGAGCGTTGTCTTTCAGAAAATTTGGCAAAGTTCTTCCCACGCCACAGTTATGGCATTTGAATACCATGTCTGCTTTGATACGGAAGAAGTACCCTCGTGCCTTATTCTTGCGCTTCTGAGAGTCTCCGCAGTAAGGACAACGAAAGTTGTACAGATCTTCTTTCTTTCTGGTGAATTTATCTAGTCGTCCAGACAGAAGATTCACATAATGAGCATCAACAAAATTAGACAATACGTTGGACAACCACTGTGTCCAGTGTACTCGTTTGTAGCGATGGTGTCAAGACCCTAATCATTGGTGGGACCACTTGCATTATTGCTACAAGGGTTGCCAAGACAGCACCAGCACCAACTACGAACTTCTGATTACTGTCAACTTTCTTTTGAATTCTATCAATTCTATCGTGAAGAACCTTATGATTTTTCTCTTCGGTATCTTTCATCTCTTCGATCATTTTAATGATCAACTGATCAGATCTAGTTGCTTCATCTAAACGACTTTCATGGCGCTCAAGAATTACTGATACCTTATTACTATTTTCAGAAATAGTAAAGACAGCACGCTCTAACTTCTCCAACATCTCTTTGGAAAGATCCTCGTAGATGTCAAGTTTAGATTCTAAAACTGCCAACTTTCCTAGACCGAATGCCATTTATCTAGTTGCATCTTGTTCTGCGCCAGCTCTTGCTTGCTTCTTCAACTGTTGGGTCTTCAGTTGCAACTGCTTCTGAAGTTCCTGCTTCTTCATCATAATCTTTTTCTTCTCGATGGCAATCTTCTGCTGTGCCATCTGCTGCTTCATTTGCTGGTCGGCTTGCTCTTTGACATTACGCATATGCTTCATGCGCTTGTCCATGAAAAATTTACCTGCTTCTCCTGGCATAATCCTTTCAATCTTCACATCACCTCTATAACGAGGATTGATCAAGAGACGCATCTTCTGTGCTAACTCTGCAGGGGAAGATGCATAGATGACAGTCTCGCCAACTTCAGGAATGGTTACCTTGTATTGGAACAAGCGAGAAGGCATCGTAGGATTTTCTTTTGATTCACCCAGTTTGTTACCAGGTGCTACAAGTTTCTTATCTTCTTTACTCTTCTTGAGTTTATTCCTGAACTTTAGGACAGGATCATAACCCGCGTTAGGACCTGTGGCAGCAGCATCGCCACCAAATCCACCAGTACCAGCAGTCATTACGGTCATATCTTTAAAAGTTCTTCTTGGATGTCAGGATCTTCCTCTAATTCAGGAAGCATTCCTAAAGGATATTTATTCAAGTAAAGCAATATAGTTTTTAAAATACACCAATACTCCCGCTCTAACTTGAAAAAGAGCAGAGGAGTTGCTGCTTCACCAAAAACATTATAAAGTATGATGAGATGGTTGATAATGAGATGGGTCCTCAACGGACCCCCTCTTACATAACGCTTCAAGAGTCTTTTTAGATACTTGAAGCGTTTGATGTCTTCATCAAAGTCATCGCGTGTTACGCAATGAGGGTTTTCATAATGCTTTATGGCGAACAGAATGTAGTTATCTTCATTCAGTTCGTCAAATTTCATTTATCAACTTGCAGTAAATGCTGTAGTAGAACCAGAACCACCAGCGCCTACAACGTCACCAGTAACGAATACCTTGTCGGATGCAGTTGATGTACCTGTATCAACAATGGTTCCAGAGATGGTTTGTGCTTGGATGTCATGCGCCTTACCAGTTGCAGCAGCGGTGAATGTAAACTCAACACGGTTGGTTGCAGTTTGTGCTGCGGCAGTTGCTGTGATGTTAGCACTATCAGTTGTATTTCTGACAACTAAGGTTGCACCATTGGTGACATCAACCTGTTCGTTGTAGATGACAACAACAGTACCAGTTGCACCACCAGCATAACCTGTCTCCTCAAAGAAGACTGCGGTGATATCAGCATTACCCAGGGTATCTGTACCACGTCCACCAGCACCGACAAGACCGTCAACTGCTACCAGAACTTCATCCCAGTATTCTGTTTTTGCTGCGTTCTTATAGTGACGCAGAACCCATCCAGCAGAAGTAGCAAAGATATTCTGTTGATCAACTGCGCCGCCACGCACAGCCCACTTGGGTTTAGATTCGTCAGCGTCGGTAATACCCCAAAGCGCCATGGTTAATGCTCCTAAGTTCGTCTGTTTTCTCTAATTATTTATAAAAAAAGGGGTCTCTGAGACCCCTCTAAAATCGCCTACGCGGCGTCTTCTCTCGTAACCAAAGCTTGTTTCACTGCTTCCAACAGAGCGTCGTCTGCGGTCGTCTTAGTAAGCTTTACTGCCTTTTCCAATACCAGGATGCAGATATCAATCAGTTTTTCACCGAGGTCTGCATCATCAGGGATCTTCGATACTGCATCTGCTACAACTTTTTTAGCGAGAGGGAGTAAAAATGCTAACATGATTTTGTCCTATAAAGGGGTCTATCCTATATAGGCTCAATCATATTTTTTCACTCCACCTTTGATGTAACCAGAACCTTTCTTATCGTAAAAACGAACACCTTTGGTTCTAGTTTCGTGATGCAATTTATCTTTTGCTTCTTTTTGTCTCTTAAGTACTTCTTTATAACGCTTACCATATTTCATGCGAGCGTCACGTTCTTTATGAGACTTTTCTTGCTCCAGATGTTTTAGTTCTTCGTTAGTCATAGCGAGAAGTTTGCTTGGACATCGCATCATCGTCACGCTTCTGTTTGGTAGTTTTACCATACTTCTTCAGACGATCAGTATACGTTTGAACTTGACGGTTATGCTTTTGAAGATCAGTTTCTTTAGCACCCTTCACTTTCTTCGCTTGACGCTTAGCACCAGGGAAGTTTTTCTTATGGTCTCTTGCTTCAACTGATTTGTTGATGTCAAGTTTCTTGCCAGTTTTCTTCTCGTGTGTGTCAAGAACTTTCTGACGTGCTTTGACTTTCTCTAAGGATGCCTTTGCATCTTCTGCTCTGCCTTCGTTAAACTGCCCAAAGGTCAAGAAGATTTCAGTTTCGCTCTCTTTTGTGCTTTCTTCTGAAACTTCTTCTTGACTGACATAGGCTGTTTCCTCCGTAGATACTGTTTTTTCATCACCAAGTTCTTCAGCGCGACGTTTCTTTTCGCACTTTTTACAATCGCAATCTTCACCATGATTACGCTTGACTTCGCCACCCTTTGCCATCTTAGGCATGGTGCCACAACCACCCTCCATCACTTCCTCTTTACGAGGATTGATTTTGATTTTGGTTTTCTTTTCCGAGAGTTCTCTGAAACTCAGCATATCAACCCCCGTAGTTGTCGCGTGCTTTGATGTCTGCCATCTTGCTGAAACGCTCGTTTTCTTTCTGACGGGCAATAGCAGAGACAATCTTATTGGACTTGTTCAATGCATCTTCTTTCTTCTTACCTTTGGAAGAAAGTCCTGTGCGAGCAAGGTTGCCTGC